CACCGAGGTGCGCCGCCGCCTTGCGTCCGATGAGGAGTTTGATGTCGAAGACATCATCTCCGAGGATGACGAGGATGATCTGTTACAGTCGTTGCTGGGTACTGAGCCAAGCACCATGAGCGACGTGGAAGCCGCCCAGAAGAACATTGAGCAGGGGCAGGCTCCGGGCGGCAAGGAACAGAGCGCTGCCGTAGCACCTACGGCCACTCCGCCGACCACCAATGCCGATGCCGCCGACACTGACCGCGGTGTCGGCGTTCTTGTTGTGCAGGATGGCCGGTTTCTCTGCGGCACTCGCCTGAAGGGCGGCTCTGTTGGTGGACCGGGTGGGCATATCGAGGCGGGGGAGTCCCCGGAAGATGCAGCCATCCGCGAAACACAGGAGGAGTTCGGCATCACGCCGAAAGACCTCATGCCGGTAGCCTTCCTGAGCGACCTGAAACCGCCGTACTGCCCGTCCCATGTGTTCCTCTGCACGGATTTTGACGGCAGCATCCGGTGCGCTGATGGCGAGATGGCCTCTCCGGGGTTCATCACCGCCGAAAAGGTGGCCGAGCTGTCCACTCAGAATCCGGAACGTCTGTTCCCGCCGTTTGCCCAGAGCATCGCCGCGTTGCTCGACGTTTTATCGTCAAATCCCGGTTTGACATCGGATGCACAAAATGCTAAGATGAAAGATAGGATGGACTTCAACGAAGCCGACCACCCACGGGATGAAAACGGGCAGTTCGCAGAGGGCGAGGGTAGCAGTTCTGGCTCCACCGAAAGCGGGCCTGCGGTATCTCCCGAAGGCGAAAATGTCCCCTGCACTGGGTTTGCTTCTCCTACAAGGCTTGAAGATCATGCCACCCGCCACGGGCTGGCTGAGATGGGCTTTGCGACGAAAGAGGAATACCAGCAGAAAGGCATCGACTTTCTGAAGCAGCCTTGTGGCGGTGATGTTATTGGTTATGCTCGGCCTGATGGCGTAGTTGTTCGGTTCAACACCAAAACGACAGAGTACGCAACCGGTGTTCCCGGTGGGCCGCTTAAAACCTACATGAAAGCCAAGTGCAACCGAAAGACTGGCGAGGCACGGCCCGAAGTCGCCATGAAGTATTACGAGTTCAATAGGGAAAAGGACCTGAAGGAGGAAGACGATGAGCAAGGCAGTTAAATGCCCGGTATGCGGGCAGACCGAACTTGTCGATGACGGCGATGTCTGCGATGTCTGCAAGTGGTTCCATGACCGCTATCAGGAGGAGTTTCCTGATGAGGAGGACTGCGAGAACCACATGAGCCTGAACCAAGCCCGCGAGGCGTGGGCAGCAGGAAAGCAGGTGGAGTGAGCATGGATAACTTCAGAGTCATCTACCGCATTCTACGGTATCTGGAAAAGGCGCTGGATTACGATGAACCCAATATGGACTGCATCTCTGCGAAGGCGCTGAAGCTCTCTGACCAGCGTTGGATGGCGCTGATGGAGATGCTTTCCAAGGAGGGCTACATCGACGGCTTTTCTGTGCAGAGGACCGTGGATGGCAGCATCCTTATCTCCAGCTCTACGCCGCGTATCACGCTGAAGGGACTGGAGTACCTGCAAGAAAACTCCCTGATGAAAAAAGCTGCCGAGCTTGCGAAAGGCGTAGCCGAAATCATCACCTGAGAACCGAATAACGTACAGCAAAGAGCGATGGGAAACCACCGCTCTTTTTCTTTGCCCGAATTTCCTATCTCAAAAACGGAACGGAGATAGATTATGAACAAGGTCACGATTTTCAAATACGAAGAAGGCAAACTGGTGCGCACCCTGAACCTGAACGGCGAACCGTGGTTCGTTCTGCGGGATGTGTGCGAAGTCTTAGGGCTGGGCAACAGCCGCATGGTTGCAGACCGTCTGGACGAGGATGAGAAGGGGGTAAGTCAGATTGACACCCTTGGCGGCGTGCAGAATGCCACCATCATCAGCGAGTCCGGCCTGTACAACGTCATCCTGCGCAGCGATAAGCCGGAGGCCAAACCCTTCCGCAAGTGGGTCACGGCCGTGGTGCTGCCCAGCATCCGCAAGAACGGCGGCTACATTGCCGGGCAGGAGGAGCTTTCCCCGCAGGAGCTTATGGCAAAGGCCCTGCTGGTGGCGCAGAAGACCCTGACCGACCGCGATGCCCGCATCAAGGAGCTGACGGCGCAGAACCAGATCATGCAGCCGAAGGCTGAGTATTTTGACGAGCTGGTGGCCCGGAACCTGCTGACCAACTTCCGCGAAACCGCCAAGGAGCTGGGCATCAAGGAGAAGGACTTCGTAGGCTGGCTGTTGGAACACAAGTACATCTACCGCGACCAGAAGAACAAGCTGATGCCGTATGCGGCAAAAAACAACGGCCTGTTCGAGGTGAAGGAACGCACGGGCCGGCACAACGACTGGGCCGGAACCCAGACGCTCATCACCCCGAAGGGCCGGGAAACCTTCCGCCTGCTGTGCAAGGAACCGCCCGTTTTACCGCAGTTCACCGCATTGTAAACCGACATCAAGGCGATTGTAAACCAGAAAAGAACTGCTTTTCCACCGCAATCACCGAAATAGTCGGAAAACGCAAAGCACGAAATTGGCTGTTTTTGGAATATATCCACCTGTTTTTGGATAAATATTCAAAAATGGCCGAAAACAGGCCAAAATCCGCAGGAACGTCCACCGGACAATCCGGCGGAACGTCCGACTATAACCGTACCTTACCCAACCAAACCGTAACCTGTTGTCAAATTTTCACTTCGTTCAAATTTGCCAACGGTGCGGGCGCGGGGCCGAGCATCAGGCAGGGGCTTTTTGCAACTGCCGCAAATAAAGCCATCCAGCGGCTTTCAACCCTCTGACACAAAATTATCCCACAAGCACATTTGGGACGTTTCCCGGAACTCATCAGAAGTTCTCAGAGGGCATTAAGCCATAATCTCAACTGTGGCGGTGCAAATCGCCGCTTTTTTGCTGTTCAGAACCAGAAAAGGAGGCGAAAACAGTGAATGATACCGTCCACGGACACATGGTACAAGACCTGCTCCGCCACCGCTTCGGCAGTCACGATAACCTGATATGCAAATATTCATCCAAGTACCCTGTGCAGGCGGAACGCGAGTTCCAGCGGCTCACCAATGCCTACATCCGTATCTTGAACGAACTGCTGAAGGAGTATCTGCCGGAGATCAGGGACGCGGCCCGCGCAGAGCGTGAAGCTGGTCAGCGCCATGATGACGCTTCAGACCTGATTGCAAAGGTCAAAACGGTTTTCTCCAAGATGACCGTGGAGCTGGAGCGGCGCACCTCTATGTTTGGCCTGCGCAGCAAGATCGAGTCTATGGCAAAGCTCACGCGGAAGTTGAGCATCCGGGAGTGGAAGAAGGCCGTCAAGTCTACGCTGGGCATCGACCTGATGGATGACTACTACACCGGCGAGCTGTACAGAACGATGATGGAACGCTGGGTCGAGGATAACGTGGCGCTCATCAAGACCATCCCGCAGGAAAGTCTGGGGCGTATGCGCCAGATCGCGCTGGAGGGCTATCGGAACGGCGAAACCACGACGGCCATCGTCAAGCAGATTCAGCGGACGTACAGCGTAGACCGGCGGCACGCCCAACTGCTTGCCCGCGACCAGATCGCCAAGCTGAACGGTGACATCACCCAGCAGCAACAGCAGGATGCAGGCGTGGTGGAGTACGTCTGGTCAACCTCTGGCGATAGCCGCGTTCGCCCAAGCCATGCTGCGTTGAACCACAAGCGGTTCCGCTGGGATGACCCGCCGGTGGTCGATGAAAAGACCGGGCGGCGCTGTCACCCCGGCAAAGACTACCAGTGCCGCTGCTGCGCACTGCCGGTCTTCAACATCAAAACCGTTGACCTGCCGGTCACGAAAGGGGGCGATGGCCGTGGATGAAACCATCCTGTAAGACCTGAGAGGGGAGTTGTTCAACATGGAAAACGATATGAAGGTTCAGCGCTTTGACAGCCTGCCGCTGGATGCCACCTATTTCACAGATGAGGGCTACCTTGTAGACCACCCCATCGTGACATCGGTGGGCATTTTTGTTTATCACAACCCGGACGGTTCCGAGCGCCGGGAGCTGCGGTTGCCTGAAGAGGTCTTTGCTGAAAAGAGCCTTGCGTCCTACAAGGGGAAGCCCATCATCGTAACGCATGATGCTGGCTACGTTGACACCGACAACGTGAAAGAGGAGAGCATCGGCACGATTTTGTCGGAGGGCTACCGGGACGGCGATGATGTCCGTGCAGAAATCATCATCCACGACACCGACAGCCTGAAGAAGTACAAAATGCGTGAGCTGTCCTGCGGCTACAACCTGCGTCTGGACGAAACGCCCGGTGTCTGGGAGGGGCAACCCTATGATGCCATTCAGCGGGACATCGAAATCAACCATCTTGCCCTTGTCGATAAGGCGAGGGCTGGTGAACAGGCCCGGCTCAACATTGATGGGCAGGGCCACGACTGCATGAAAGGAGAAAAACTGAACATGGAAAAAACCACCAAGAGAACTGATAGCGCTCCCACCCCGGAGGAGCTGGCCGCTGCTGTGGAGGCGTTCAAGAAACGCCGTGCAGAGCGTTCTGGTGCTGCGGCTGACGGCGGTATTACCGCAGAGCCGCCTGCGCAGACCGCCGGTGCTGCTGAAGGCGAACAGCCGGATGCAGTTCAGCAGGTCAAAGACCGCCGTGACCGCCGCGATTCTGAGGGCGACCCGGCAGATATGCCCGGCGCAATGGGCGTGATCGCGCAGCAGGACGAGGACATCGACACCCTGCTGGGAGTTATCGACGTTCTGAAAGCTGCTGGTACGACCACTGATGGCGCTGAGGGCGACTGCGGCGGTACTCAGACCGATGGCGACGGCGATGAAGGCAACGCCGATGAGGGCGGCGACGCCGCGCAGGATAAGAAAGACCACGCAGACTCCGCCAATGACTTCCGCGAGCTGCTGCGCGTTGTCCGTGTCGGCGACCGCCTGAACATGGATGGTCTGGAAGCCATGAGCGTCAAGGATGCCAAGAAGGCCGTTCTGGGCAAGCTGAAGCCCACCCTGCATCTGGACGGCAAGAGCGCCGCCTACGTCAACGCAGCGTTTGACATGGCCGTTTCCGAGATGAAGGAGCGCAAGGATACCAACTATCAGCGTTCCCAGATGATGCACGGCGATGGCAAGCCCCCTGTGAAGCAGACCAGCTCCGCTTCCGAGGCCCGCCAGCGCATGATCGACCGCAGAATGAAGAAGGAGGAAAAGTAAGATGGGTGTTCAGAAAACCTACGGCTATGCAACCAGCAAGGGCGTTGCAGGTGGCATCTACGATATGTTCCACTACCCGGTGGACTCCCGCTTCAATGAGGAGGCGACCGGCAAGCTGCATTTCGGTGTTGGTGTTGTCACCGGCAAGGTCCCGGGCAGCAGCGTTGCGCTTCCGACCAGCGCAAGCACTGCTGATAACTTCGAGGGTGTTGTCATCAACGGTTTCGACCGCCAGCAGGATTTGGAGGGGAAGCTCTACGTCCTGAACAACCAGAACGTCGGTGTCATGCGCCGTGGCCGCGTTTGGGTACGTCTGGCGACCGGCGCTGCACCCGCCTATGGTGATGCCCTGCACATGATCGTGGAAGGCGATGAGGCAGGCTGTTTCGCAAAGGAGGGCGGCATCGCAATTCCCGGTCGTTTCATCGGTGCGGCCAGCAATGGCGTTGCGCCGGTGGAGCTGTACGGCGTTCCTGCCGCGAGCGGCGCTGACGGTCACGCTGCATCCACCGACGATGCCAAGCCTACTGTCTGAGAGAAGGAGGACAAAATCAGATGAACACTAACCAGAAATCCATGAGATACGACCAGAACGACTACGACGCTCTGCTGCACTCCAAGATTCCGGCCGCTCTGGTCGAAACTCCGCAGATGAACTTCGATGATGACAGCGATGCCTCCGTGTTCTTCGCCCGCGAGCTGGATTACGTCAAGTCTCAGTCCTACGATGTGGAGTACCCGGAGTTCACCGCGCTGAAGCTGTTCCCGGTCTCCAGTGAAATCAACCCCGGCGCCGAGACCGTCACTTACTACAGCTACGACAAGACCGGCATGGCGAAGATTATCAGCAACTACGCCACCGACCTGCCCCGTGCTGATGTGAAGGGTAAGCCCACCACCGCCATCATCAAGTCTCTGGGCGACAGCTACGGCTACTCCATTCAGGAAATGCGTGCCTCTGCTATGGCAGGCAAGTCGCTGGATGCCCGTAAGGCAGAGTCCGCCCGCTACCAGATCGACTACCTGAACAACAAGATCGCGTGGAACGGCGATGAGGAAACCGGTCTGCGCGGCGTTCTGTCCAAGGACAACGATGTGCCGCTGTACGTCCCTGCGACCGGCGCAAAGGGTTCTACCAAGTGGGCAGATAAGACCGAGGACGAGATTCTGGCCGACATCACCGGTATGCTGAAGCAGGTCGCCCGCACCACCAAGAAGGTGGAGAAGCCGGACACTCTGGCCCTGCCGTCCGAGGCGTATATCGAGATTCAGAACCGCCGCATCGAAAGCACCGCCACCACCGTGCTGAAGTACGTTCAGGATAATATCAAGGATATTGCCCGCATCGTCTCCTGCCCGGAACTGGACCCCGACAGCGTGGACACCAACCCGTATGCGGCAGAAAGCGATGGCAAGGGCGTTGCGCTGCTGTTCAAGAACGACCCCCGCAAGTTCACCATCGAGAACCCGCTGTCCTTCATGCAGTACCCTGTGCAGCCTGAAGGTCTGGAGATGGTCGTTCCCTGCGAGGCTCGTACCGCAGGCGCTATCATCTACTACCCCATGTCCATGCTGATTGCTACTGGCATCTGCTGATTCACCCGTGGAGCTGCCGTACGTTTGTACGGCGGCTCCTATCTTTTTGTAAAGGAGCCATGATATGAAACTGAAGAATATCGGAAACAAAATCATCAGCGTCGGCGCTACCGTGATTCTGCCGGGCGAAACCAAGGAAGTCACCGGCTATGATGATAACGAGGTCGTAAAGTTCTTCATCGGGCAGGGCAATCTGTCCGAGGTCAGGAGCCGCACCACCGCGAAGGAGAAATAAGTCATGGAAGATGCCGTCAGAATTTTCAGGCTGGTTGCCACCGAGTTTGACGTGCTGAACGATGAGACCGTTGAGGCATGGCTGAACCTCACAGCGCCGCTCATCAGCAAGAAGGTGTTCGGGAAGCTGTATGACCAAGCCATCGCACTCCTGACGGCACATCGCCTGAAAATGGCCGGCTATGGCGATAACCAGTACGGCAGAGTGGGCGACGCTCTGCGCGTTGGAAGCTACACTGAAGGCGAAACATCTGTCAGCTTCAACGTAAATCAGGGAACCAATCTGATGGCAGATGCCGAACTGGCGCTGACTCCCTATGGTCTGGAGTACCTGACGCTGCGGCGGTTGGTCGTGATCTCGATTCGTTCTGCGGGTGAATGCCGATGACCGGCGGGTGGGACCGGTTGACCCCGGAGGGGGAGAAGTTCTTCCGGCAAATTGATGAGCTTCAG